TGAGTATAGGAATCGAGCGAGGGGCGCTGAAAAATGCGGTGCTCCCCTACCTCAGTGATTTGATGAGAAAAAACAACGTCTACAGCCACATTGTGGACCTGACGCACGGCAACCGGAAGAAAACAGACCGGGTGATTTGGTCATTGCAGGGGCGGTTCGAGCACGGTAGAATCGTCCTGAACAGCGAAGAGGACTGGTCTACCTTCGTGGACCAGCTTTTGATGTTTCCGTCGCAAGGCGTTCACGACGATTTGCCGGATGCGCTGTCCTACATCGACCAGTTGGCTGTCACCAGCTACTTTGAAGACGCTGATGACGAGGACTGGCAGCCGATGGATGTAATATCGGGGGTATAGCCACCGACATAGGGGTCAAAAATGGATCAAAATGAGTTCGATCAGCCGACAGAAAACGACAAGGAACTGACGGCGTTCGTCGTTGATCATTGCCAGCGTTGGAGAGATTGGCGCGACACCAACTATCTTGATGATTATCTTGAGTATGAGCGCATTTTCCGCGGCGAATGGGCAGCGGAAGACAAAACCCGCGATTCTGAGCGCTCAAGGATCGTCACACCCTCCACTCAGCAGGCTGTAGAGACGAGACATGCTGAGATCATGGAGGCCATTTTCGGGCAAGGCGACTTTTTTGATATTGAAGACGACCTGCGGGACGTAAACCAGAACCCGATTGACGTTGAGCAGCTCAAAGCGCAGCTCATGGAGGACTTCAAGCAGGACAAGATCAGAAAATCCATCGATCAGATCGAGCTGATGGCCGAAATCTACGGCACTGGCATCGGCGAGATCATTGTCAAGACGGAAAAGATCTTCGAGCCAGCGACTCAGGCGATCCCAGGGCAGCCCGGCCAAGCGGCCATCGGTGTGGTCGAGAAAAGCCGCATCGCGGTCAAGATCAACCCCATCAACCCCAAGAATTTCTTGTTCGACCCCAACGGCACGTCTGTGGACGACTGCATGGGCGTGGCGATTGAGTCGTATGTTGGCATCCACAAGATCGTCGAGGGCATCGAAAAGGGCATCTACCGCAAGGTGAACATTCAGCCAGCCGCTGAGGACACCGATCTGGAGCCGACGCAAGAGCTGAGTCAGTACCGCGACGAAAAAGTGCTGCTGTTGAAGTACTACGGCCTGGTGCCACGCGAGTATCTGACAGAGAACGACGATGAGGTTGAGGACTTGTTCCCCGACGACTCGGCGGCTGAAGACTATTCGGACATGGTGGAGGCGATTGTCGTCATCGCCAACGGTGGCCTGCTGCTCAAAGCCGAAGAGAACCCTTACATGATGAAGGACCGCCCGGTCCTGACGTACCAAGACGACACTGTGCCAAACCGCCTGCTGGGCCGAGGCACGGTGGAGAAGTCCTACAACATGCAAAAGGCGATTGACGCTCAGGTGCGCAGCCATCTGGACAGTCTGGCGCTGACAACCAGCCCCATGATGGGATTCTCTACCCGTTCAAGTTCGGCGAGACGAGTCTGAACAACCTGAACACGGCCAAAGAGTTCGAGCGTATGCTTTTGCAGGCCACTGGCACGCTGGACAGCCAAGGCATGGTCAGCCAAGTCAGCCGAGACGGTGCGGGCATGAGCATGGCTGTGGCCACGATCATCAAGAAGTACAAGCGCACGCTGGTCAACTTCCAAGAAGACTTCCTGATCCCATTTATCCAAAAAGCGGCGTTCAGGTACATGCAGTTCGACCCCGAGCGCTATCCAAGCGTGGACATGAAGTTTGTACCGACGGCCACTTTGGGCATCATCGCCCGCGAGTACGAGCAGCAGCAATTCATTGGCCTGTTGCAGACTCTGGGTCCAAACACTCCAGTGCTGCCGCTGATCTTGAAGGGCATTTTGAACAACTCCAGCCTGTCTAACCGCTATGAGCTGATGGCAGCGCTCGATCAGATGAGCCAGCCCGACCCACAGGCCCAGCAGATGCAGGAAGTGCAGCAGCAGTTGGCACTGCAAGCGGCTCAGGCGCAGATCGCGGTACAAACCACACAGGCCGAGCAGAACCGGGCAGAGGCTCAGAAGCTGCTGACCGAAGCGCAGCTCATGCCGCAAGAAGTGCAGGCCAAGGTGATCTCAGCAACAACGAAGAACCTGCCAGCGGGCAACGAGTCGGCTGAGTTCGACAAACGGGTCAAGATCGCTGAGTTGATGCTCAAGGAAGAGGACATCAAGAACAAAGGCAAGATCGTCGAGATGCAGATGGCTGACAAAGCCAATCAGAGCAAAAAGGACGAGGACTTCCTTAAAAGCATCATAGGCGACTGATGGACGCCAAGAAAATCCTGCTGTCTGGCGCATCAACCGAAGCAAAACTGGCGGCTGTCGCCATTTTGCTCGGTAAAGAGCTGCCCGAAATCCGCGCAAAAGTCTATGAAGTCGAGAAGCTGCAAGGCCCACAGGGTGAGCCTGGCAAAGATGGTAAAGACGGCATTGTGGGTAGGGACGGGGCTGACGGTCGTGACGGCAAAGATGGCCGCGATGGCAAGGACGGCAAAGATGGTGAAGATGGAGACAACGGGGTTTCTATTGTCGGCGCAAAGATCGACTTTGACGGCTCTTTGATCCTGACGTTTTCTGATGGTACTGTCACCAACGTCGGTGAGGTGGTCGGCGAGCGCGGTGCTCCCGGTTTAACCGGGGTTCAAGGCGCGACTGGTCCAACGGGACCGCGAGGCAATACCGGCTTAACAGGCCCAACAGGCCCCACGGGCGCTCAAGGCGCGACGGGAGCGACAGGTGCTACGGGTAGTCAAGGGCCACAAGGCGCTGTCGGCCCAACTGGGCCGCAAGGCATCCAGGGCATACAAGGTATACAGGGAATCCAAGGTCCAACAGGGGCTACGGGCATCCAAGGCCCAACAGGGGCTACTGGGCCTACGGGCGCTACTGGCATCCAAGGGCCAACTGGGTCTATCGGGCCTACTGGGCCAACAGGCGATACTGGTTTGACCGGCCCTACCGGGCCTACCGGTGACACTGGTTTGACGGGGGCCACAGGGCCAACAGGCGCGACGGGTATTCAAGGGCCAACTGGACCTACTGGGGCTACTGGCCCAACGGGTAACACTGGCCTGACCGGAGCCACAGGGCCTACCGGAGCGACCGGGATTCAGGGGCCTACCGGCCCAACGGGTCTGACTGGAGCTACGGGGCCAACGGGTTCAACTGGCCCAACAGGTCCGACAGGTGCTCAAGGGCAGGGCATCCAAATTAAGGGTGCAGTTGCTACTTTTGGTGATTTGCCATCGTCCGGCAATACACCTGGCGACGCCTATATTGTCGAGTCCAATGGTAATCTCTACGTTTGGGATGGTTCAGCTTGGACAGATGCTGGTCAGTTGGTAGGACCGACGGGGCCAACAGGGTCTACGGGTTTGACAGGAGCCACTGGGCCAACGGGTCCAACAGGAGCTACCGGGCCAACAGGGCCAACAGGAGCCACAGGCCTTACCGGAGCTACTGGACCTACCGGCGACGCTGGCCCTACCGGACCGACTGGAGCAACAGGACTTACCGGCCCAACGGGCGCAATTGGTCCAACCGGCCCAACCGGCGCGACAGGACTTACTGGGCCAACAGGGGCCACTGGCCCAACCGGCGTCATTGGACCTACTGGCCCGACCGGAGTCATCGGTGCTACAGGCCCAACAGGTAATACTGGACCTACAGGCCCAACAGGTTTGACGGGCCCGACCGGGCCGCAAGGTGATATTGGCCCAACGGGACCGCAAGGCGTTCAGGGTATTCAGGGCACCCAAGGTATCCAAGGCCCTACCGGACCGACAGGTTCACTCGGACCAACAGGTGTTCAAGGCCCGACTGGCCCAACTGGAGCTGCTGGCGCAGGACTGCTTAACCTTGATGGTGGTTTTCCGAACAGCGTGTACGGCGGCGTTAATCCAATAGATGCAGGTGGTGTGTAATGACAGTTCAGATTCAAATACGCAGAGGAACCGCCTCCACTTGGTCGTCGGTTAACCCGTTGCTGGCAGAGGGTGAGCTTGGTATCGAGCTGGACACCGATAAGTTCAAGATCGGCAACGGCACGGACAACTGGAACACGCTGCCCTACGCTACAGGGGTTCAAGGCCCAACAGGTCCCACTGGCCCCACTGGCCCCACTGGTGCTGCCTCTACAGTTGCAGGCCCAACCGGGCCTACTGGCTTAACAGGAGCTACAGGCCCGACAGGTCCAACAGGCGCAGATTCGACAGTCCCAGGTCCGACAGGCCCCACAGGAGCCACCGGTTTAACTGGCCCAACCGGGCCTACAGGTGCTACGGGCCTGACGGGTGCAACCGGCCCAACTGGCGCAACCGGACTCACAGGCCCGACTGGCCCTACAGGAGATACCGGCGCGGCAGGCCCTACTGGACCGACAGGGGCTACGGGTCTTACAGGGGCCACTGGACCGACCGGGCCTACCGGAGCCACAGGTTTAACCGGACCCACCGGGCCAACTGGGGCCACAGGCTTGACTGGAGCAACAGGCCCGACAGGACCAACGGGGGCCACAGGCCTTACAGGCGACACTGGCCCGACAGGT